TTGCACCTTTGCCCATGTGTGGGGGTCATTTTCCTCATCGTCCACGTCGGGCATAAACAGTGAGGCAAACATGGTGTCGGCCTCGGCCTCGCCTCTGAGTACCTTTTTCACGCCCTCCAACTCATGGGCAAACGGGCCATCTATCACGTCGCTGGCCGTGGTAATAATCATCGTCAACGGCTCACGGCGTGGCCCCATCGAAGATGTCAGCACGTTTTTGAGGTCTGCACCGTTCTTTCCTGCCGTGTTCCGTGCCTGGGCGTACTCATCCATTATCACCAATGAGGCGTGTAAACCGTCCTGCGTCTTGGCGTTGGCCGTGAGGCATCGGATGAGGCTGTCACGGCCTCTGTCCTTAAATGTGATTTTCTCACGGTTCACGCGGAAATGCCGGGCGGCTGGGTCAATATCCTGCATTATTGCCCGTATCTCATCAAAGCAAATTTTGGCCTGCTCATAACTGTTTGCCCCAACGTATGCCTGAGCATTGTTGTCGCCAAACAGCATATCAAACACGGCCAATGATGCAGCCGACGTGGTTTTGCTGAATTTACGCGGCACAAAGATATAAACAGTACGAATGAGCCGACGGCCAATTGCATCAACAAACCCGAATATGTTGGCAAACTGAAACGTCTGCACGGGTGTCAACTTGTATCGGGTTCTGCCAGACGTACCATTGAAACGCAACACCTCATAAAACTTGATGAAACGCTTAACGCGGCCTTTCTTCCAATCGTACTTATCCAGCATCTTGAAGAAACGCCGGATGGCCAAATGCTCATAAAGGTTGTGGGCATCTGGGTTGTCTATCACACCAAACACATACTGCGCCATGCGTGGGTCGGTATCATCCAGCGCACGGCGGTAACGGGTGGCCAGATATGGCCGTTGCCTTTGCAGGTCGGCCACCACATCGGCCTTAAATTGTCGCTCTCTTACTTTCTCTTCTTCGGTCATTCTTCCTCATCCTTGAATTGGTTAATAAAGTCGGCAAAGCCATCGTTGTCGGTCTTACGCTCTCGGCTGTCCGTGTTCATGCCCAACGCCCTGAGTGCCTTTTGGCTCTGGGTCAGCAAATCCAGATACAATTTTTCCTTTGGGCTGATACTCTCACGCTCGTTGCCCTCACGGGATAACTCCACATTGACGGGCTTGTGGTTGGCATCAAATATCTGCTCGGCCAATATCTCTGTCCTAACCAACAGCTGCGCCGTAATCTTGACCTGCATTGACAATTCGGGTGTGTACTTGTTTTGCTTTTTGAGCAATTTAACAATGTAGGTCTTTTTGGCCGTAATCTTCTTTTGGATGGATGCAGCAATCTTCTCACCATCCACAATCTGAGGCTCTGGCAATGTCGGCTGGGCCGGTGCTTGCTCTGGCTGTGGCTGTGGCTGCGGCAATACCTTTTCCGTGTACCCTCGATTTTTCAGACGGGTTTTGCAGTAGAAAATAATGCTGGTCACGTCGCCTGCCTCCACGTTCTCAAACAATTTCTTTTCGGCCATATCGTCGCGGTAATCACGGGCAATCTCCACGGCATCCTCGACGGCCTGCCTAAACTCAGCATCGGTGGCCATCCATTGTCTGAATGTCCGTGGGTTGAGGCCGACGTTTGTACACGCCACGGTCTTGAAACCTTTGCTCCTGACTATCTCGGCCACAACTGCGGCCTTTTGCTTGTCTCGTTCCTGCTCTGTCATTTCTCAAAACTATTTATGCCGTCAAAGTAATCTTTGTAAAAATCAAAGATACCTTTATCGACTGTTATACTCCCTTGCTCAGTTCGCGGATTTGTGTTTATGTTCGCGCTTGTCTGTATGCCAAAGTAAAACCCATCGGCCACATTACACCCTGCGTAAATTTTGCTGTGGTTCTTGAATATGGCAGCACGGCCAACGTCCGGGTGGGCGGCATAGAATTTCTTGACCATCTGCCACTCGATTTTGTAACTGCCGGGGAATATCTCACCCATGTACATATCGAATTTCTTAATGCGCCCTGCCTCCCACCATTGCTGAATCTGCAAAATATCCTCTGCGGCCATACACCATGTGGAGCAAAGCATGAAATCCAAATCGTGCTGGTTCAATACCACTTTCAGGAATGACAAACTATCCACATCGCCAGCGGTAATGAAATTGTAGGTGTGGCCATCCTGCAATGGCACATACTTCATGGCCTCCAACATTCTCACCTCTGAGAAAGCACGGCGGTACTCATAACGCTGGCTTAGTTCGGTACACTCCTTTGTACGTCGGTGTGCCCGTTTGGCCTCGGCTCTGTCTGCGGCATCTGCGCCCTCATCGCTGGCCATTGCTGCCTCTGGCTCGGCTGGGGCCTGGCCCTTGCCGAAATTGGCAAAATCGAAAATATCATCATCAAATCTCATATCTGGGTATTTTATTGCGTTTTTACTGAAAATATCGGCAAATAATTGAATATGGGCAAAAAATCGGGGCTGTGCCCCCACGGCCTAAAAACTCACTTCGTGTGAAGAGAAAGGTTTTGGCGGGGTTTATTCGGCCTCCCTCCCGTTTCAAAATCATGGCCCGACTTCATCGTTGAAAAATTTTTTAACAAAATTTTGCAGCCGTGCATCAGCCCGTTTTCGTCGCTCTTGCTTTCCTCCTTTGCCTAACGTCTGGTGTACTTCCTGATGATGCTTGTGACACAGTGCCATGACGTTGTGAGGGTCAAACATCAAAGCTGCCATTTCTCGCTCACTTACTGCTGTTTCAACGGGTACGATGTGGTGTACCTCGGTCGCTGCGCTCACCCTGCGCTCTGCCTCGCACATCTGGCATATCGGATGGGCATTTAACACCTGCCGACGCAATTGCAGCCATCGGGTAGTGTGTATCAGTTTATTGTATATTTCATTCTTGGCCATATTCATTCGATTACGTTACACAATCAAACCTCACCTTGGTACTTACGCATGAGGTAATTAAGGCTATCCAATAACCCTTGCTGCACTCCCGTCTTGCTGCTCAATGCTGCATCCGCTCTCTCGTCCACTGTGTTAGGACAAATGAGTTTGTACACGGTAACTGGGTGCTTCTGGCCTTGACGGTGCAATCGGGCATTTGCCTGTTGGTAGTGTTCCAGATTCCAGCCAACACCAAACCACACAATGTAATGGCCACCTTCCTGCATATTGAGGCCATAGGCTGTTGATGCAGGGTGGGCCAACAACACGTCTATCTCCCCCCTATTCCATGCCACCAACTGCTTCTCACCCTCATACGCCTCTACACGATACCCCTTTAACTTCTTTATGATTCTGGGAATGTCATGTTTGAATTGGTAGAATACCAAAACGCTGTTGCCGTTTGCAGCCTCAACAATCTCTGCCAACTTATCCACTTTGTCATTGTGTATCTCATGCACCTCTCTGTCCTCATCGTAGATTGCACCATTGGCAAATTGGGCTAACTTATTCATCAATCCGGCTGCACTATTAGCCAGAATGTTCGACGGCTCATCCTTATGCTCTTCTGCAAACTCCAACACTTTCTCTTTCTCAAACTTCTGGTATTTTTCCATCGTGGATGCAGACAATGGCACTTGGATCGTGTGGGTCAATAAGTCGGGCAATGTCAAATAATCCTTGGCTTGCATCGACAAGCAAATGTCGGCAATCTTGTTTCTGATAATATCCTCACAACCTTTCTTCACGTCGCAACGCACAATAATGTTATTCCATTTGTGTGTCTCAAAATACGTCTCTCTGTACTTCGTGACGTTCTTGCCCAAACGCTCGCCCATATCCAGACAATACATCTGTGCCCAAAGGTCAATCAATCCATTTGGGGCCGGTGTACCCGTCAAACCAATAACACGCTTGACAGTCGGCACGGCAATACGCATTGCCTTGAAACGCTCACTCTTTGAACTCTTAAAGCTGGTCAATTCGTCAATCACCAAAACGTCAAATGGTAGCATCCCACCATATTTGCCAACCAACCAAACAAAGTTGTCGCGTCCTGTCACGTACACATCGGCTTTGGTCTGTAATGCCATGCACCGCTGTTTCTCCGTGCCTAACACCTTAACCACTTTGAGGCTTTTGAGGTGTTCCCATTTCTGGGCCTCAGTAGTCCATGTTGTTTCGGCCACTTTCTTCGGGGCCACTACCAATGTACGGCTCACCTCGCAATCGTCCATGAGGTTCTGAATGGCTGTGAGGGTGCTGACCGTCTTACCCAATCCCATGTCGAGAAATAGGCCACAACGCGGATGGTCAATAATCCATCGCATTGCCGTTTGCTGATATTCGTAGGGTCTGTAAATCATAATTTGCTCATCATTAAATCCACACCTTGTTTGCTGTCTATCACATAAACCTTGTGGCCTAACTGCCTCATTGATTCAATCCGTATCACCTGCAACTTGCTGGGCTTCTTTCCTTGGCTCTTCAACTCTACCCATACAGTCACACCATTTGGCATGATGGCCACACGGTCGGGGTAGCCTGCCATGTTCGGGTTGGAATACTTCAGGCACACACCACCTGCCATCTTTACGCTATCGAACAAATAACGCTCAATGGCTTTCTCCGATACCTCGGCATGATTCACTATATTTGCAATACTCTTTTTCATCTTTCAATCTGGTTGTCAATTCTCGCGCGTGCGCGTAAATCCCGTATGATTCAATAAAACACTATTTCTAAACATACTTTTTTATTAAACACTATTTTTATTAAATTTCTATTTGACATTTGACAAATGTATTTAAGTTATTGATTTATAGGACTTTTTCGTGTCAAATGAGTTGTCAAATGAGTTGTCAAATGAAAATCTCGTTTGACAAACCGACTGCACATTTTTTGAATTTTGTGCAACTTGTCAAATGGAAATTGTCAAATGAACTCTCTTTGTCAAACTCAAATATCGCTCTCATCCTGGCCCTCCTTTCTCATCCATGCCAACTGACGGCCATACAACTTTTCTGCATGACGTGACGTTGTACCTCTTTCCCATCCATCCATGCCGTCCAATATGGCTGCAATACGTCTGGCCATGTACTTATATTCTTTATCGGCCATTGACCTGCCCATCTGCTCACAAATGAACTCAGCAACACAAACACGGTCTCTGAGGGTCACGCCCTCGGCATCCAATGGGTCGCTCTGGGTGAAATACGCACGTCGCCGCTGCAAATCCCACGACGGCCAATCTGTCGGCAATCTCTTATCCAGATACACCGCCAAAAGGCTCTTCAATGGGTCGTCGCTATCGTCGTTATATTCCTGTTGTCTCTGTCGGGCCTCAGCCTCCAAATCTTGGGGCAAATAAAGCTGCTCACCATCACGCCACCTTTGCACGGCCTCTGCCCAAAGTTGGTCACGGTCACGCTCAATGGCTTCTTTGATGTTGCTGTGCTTTCGTAGTTCTGGCACAATCTTGATTACCCAAAAACGTCTGTTGCCCGTGTCACCTTTGAGAAAATAGGTCTCGTTGGTAGTACCACAAAACACGCATTGCCTTGGGTGCTTCTCAACCACCGTGCCATACGCGGCTCTGTAAATATCATCCTGACGTGTAATGTACGACTTTACTTGTTCAACGTCGCTTCGCTTGATGCTTGACAATTCGCCCAACTCAATGAGCCATGCACCACGCAATTGCTCCATGCCCAATTTGCCCTCCATCGTTGTGAGGCTGTCAGAAAACCATTGGCCACCCATGACGTTGAGCAACGTGGATTTGCCAATGCCCTCTGCACCTGCAATGATGAGGCAATAATCATACTTACACCCTGGGCGCATTACTCTGGCCACCGCCGCCGTGAAATGCTTACGTGTCATTGCACGGTTGAGGGGCGTATCTTCTGCACCTATATAGTCAATGATGAGACGATCGAGACGCGGCACACCATCCCATTGCAACCCGTTCAGATATTCACGGATGGGGTGTAATCTGTGACGGGTCAAAACGGCATCCTTGGCATCCTTGATTTTGTCCTTTCCCGTGACGTTGTATTGCTCTTCCAGATAGATACGCAAATTGGCATCGTCTCTGTTGCCCCACAACTTCGCTTTCTTATCCCACGGCAAACCTTTTTTGATGAGGTCAAAACCTGTAAACTCATCGTGCCACAAATGCCCTGCCAACTTCGGGTCTCTCTCCAATATGCAAATGATGTTCTTTGCCGTTGACTTGATATTGCCTTTCTTGTCAAACTCCAACTCGGCCATCCAATCGGTGTTTTCCTCGGCCTCATCGTCGGCATCGTCTGGCTCATCGGTCACACCTGCAAATATGCTGTCGGCCTCTGCCTGACGTTCCTTTGTCAGCATTACGCGCACGGTCTTATCCTCCGACACGAAATCCTGCATTTTCAGATACGACGGCAATTTGGTTACATCGGTCTGACGTGTACCCTCATCGTGAACTCCGAAAAGGTGAATACGGCAAAGGTCAAACGCATTGCAAAGCTGCCTTGATGCTGGGTCGGTCTCATGGTGGGAATATGCAAATTTGCCCTCATAGCAAACCAATCCGGCTGCAACGCTTCCTAACTTATAGGTGTAACGGCCATCAATGCCCGTTCTTTCGTAGGCATCGGGCAAAAACTTCTCAATGGCATCTTCGATGGTGTATGCACGGCAAAATGCACCAATGAGGCCGGGTTTCTCCAACGGGTCGCCTGCCTTTCGTATCTCATGGCTTATCACCTCGCCCTCTCGCTGTGAGGTCGGCCAATCGCTGACGTTTCGCCAATCAATGTATGTGGCCAACACTTCATCGGCGTTGAGGCTGGGGCCATCTTGGTACTCAAACACAAACTCGCCATTCTTGGCCGTGCTTGGCCAATAGAATAGACGGGGCAATTGGTAGGTCGTAATGTCGAAAAGTTCAATGCCGACGTTGTGGGCAATCCGTCTGCAAATCGGCTCATATTCCTGTGGGGTCACTTGCCGATTGAACGGTATGCACAATCTGAAACGCGGTTTTTCGCTGGTGTGCTTATGTGTTGAGTATAACATGGCCGCACAACTGTATTGCTGGGTGAACTCTTCCCACACGTCTGCCGTGCCATAATCAATATCTAACGTGGCAATGGTTCGGTACAATACATTGGCCGTCTTACGTGTTCCGTTTGACAGATAGCCACCGACAAAACCACCAACGTCTTTAATGTCGGCTTGTTCCTCGCGGCTCATCTTCAAATACTCCTTGATGGTTTCGTCCGTCCGTTTGGTCTGGGCGCACTTGTTCACCAAATCCTGCCACCCAATCCGCTTGTTACGCCATTTCTTAGAATAGCGTTTGTGGGCTGTGGCAATATCCACTTCTGGGTTATGCTGCAATTTTATCATACCAACATATTTTTGAAATGGTCAATGTTATTGGCATCGGCCACGATTGTTATTTCTCGGATTCCACGGCCAACCTTTTTAACGTCGGCCTCAAATGGTATCTGCTCATCTTCCAGAATGTCGTATATCTGGCGCAATCTGTCGGGTGTTACTTTGGCACTCACGGATGCTTTTTTTTGCTCATCTTTGCTCTGTATCATATACTGTAAATCTTAAATCGCTGCACGACTGTTGCATTTCATGTTTGATGGTGTCAGTCAGGGTGCAAACGCCCATCGGTGTGTCATGGCCCTCTGACTGCCAGAAAACACAATTACGGCATACCTTTTGAAATTCGTGCCATTCGGCTTTATTCATTTGTTGTTTCATGCTTGAACTCATCGGGCAAAAAAGAAAAGATGTGTTTGATAACTTCCACCGTCCACCCGTTGCCTATCATACGATATTGCTGGGTTTCGCTCACCTCCCATTTGTACCAATCGGGAATTGTCTGCAATCTGGCGCACTCTGCTGGGGTCAATCGCCTTATCGGTGCATCCCCCCCCACTAACGCATTGATCGTTTGCCCACCGTGGCCATTCATCAATGCTGGGGCCTGGCCCTCTG